GTTTAATCTGTTGCTCAAATTACTTTGAGTCTTGCAATGTAACAACGCTTCCTACTGTCAGCGTTGTAAGTTCGAATTGCTAAATTAAAATTTAGATTCTCACTTAAGACTTAAAAGAATTGCTGGTTTACTTTATACTTAACTTATATTCTGTTCAATTTTCAAAGATCATTTTCTCCATCGCTCTCAAGCGACTTCTATATATTATCACCTCGAGTTTTACTTGTCAACATGTTTTTTTCTTTCATTTGACTAGTTCCTCGAGAACATTGACTATTGTATCATAGCCTAAGTTTTATTCAAAAATATTTATCATATTTATTTAAAATTATCCTTTTCTTACTTTATTATTATACTTATTTCTTTATTTTATGCATATTGATACGCTAGGATATGTTTAAGTTTAATAATCTAATATTCTGTATATTTAATAAAAAAATCAATTATTTATCTATATAAATCTAGAAATTAAAGTTTATTCATAATATAATATATTTTGAAATATTTTGCATCTATAGCTCAGAAGGATAGAGCGCTGGACTTCGAATCCATCGGTCGGGGGTTCGAACCCCTCTAGGTGCACCAAAATGCTGTTAATATCAATGTTGTTGCAAAATTCAATATTGATATTTTTTTATTTTCCCACCTTTTTCCCACCATAGTAACTTAAACATTATAAAAGGTAGATTCTCATCTACCCTATATTGGTTTAGGTAACTTAGTTATAAAACTAGAATACCCTTTACTATAATAAACTAAATTCAATGATGGATATTTATAACTCTTTGCCATATCTAGTAAGTCATCATATTCATAATTCTCAAATTTAGATTTTAATAAATTGAAATCTTCTTCTTTGGTACCTTTTAACAACATAAAAGTTCCTCCAGCATCAACTATACTTGTGAATAAACCTTTAAGTTGTTGTAAACCTTGTGTAGTAAATACAAATTTACAACCGAATTTCCTAGTCTGAGGTAATATATTCTTTTTACTTAACATTTGCATAGCAGTAGGACATTGGAATATTTCATCTACTGTTATATAAGTCCTTTTAGGTTGCTTATTCCACTTTCCCCTTATCTCCGTAGCCATCCATATTTTACTTATAAAAAAGGTAGTAATTATATCTTTAGCTTGTGAGCTCCATTCATCTTGTAACATTTTTACTATTATTAGTTTACCTTTTTCAAGCTCTTTAGCTAAATCTATATTGTCCTTATCTCCTTTATTAAACATATATTCTAGATATATATCTTCTTTTAATAAACTTACTCTATCTAATATACCTTCTATTCTAGCTTCCTTGGTGCCTATTACAGATATCTCTAGATTATCTTTAGTTGGTTTACTCCATTCATCTAATTCTCTTAATATCTTAATCTTATCTTCTAAATATGGTCTTAATCTTACATCTATATTCTTTATATAATCAAACCTAGTAACATGATCCTCTAAACAATCTATTATACTTTTTAAAGAAGTTTCTCCTACACAAAAAGCAACAGTTCCTGCAGCAACTAAATACTTTCTCATTCTTGCTTGTAATGGTTGTCCTTCATCATTTATAGCATTAACAAGTTCTAAAAATTGCATTACTTGTAAATTAGCGTTTTTAACTATTTGTAATGGTGTTTCCATCTTTATATTTTTTACTTCATTAAATGCAAATCCTTGCATGCAATCTTCTTTAGAATAATCTAACAAAATTACATTCTCTTTAGGTATATATTTTAATATTTCTTCAGTTAGTTCATTATTTTTTATATAATCAATTAAAACTCCACCTTCACCTCTAGTTCTAGCAAATCTATATATATTAGATACAAAAGTACTCTTACCAGCTCCTTGGCTTCCGTTTATTTCTAAAGGATAGGAACCTACATTATAGTCATCTTCTAAATAAGTTTTCTTAGATTGACCTTTATACTTATTTTCTCCTAAGCACATATATCCTTTCAATAATTCCTCTGGAACTTTATTTTCTTCTACATTTATATGTTTAATTCCATGTTGAAGTAAAAGTAGCCTTCCTGGTATTTGTATAAAGTTACTACATTCATCTGTACTTACAGTATTAGTATCTACTTTAAAATCATAATCCTCTATTTTTATCTTATGCTTTTCTTTATTATATATAAGTTCATTATCTTCATCTAAAACTCTAAATGATTGGCATACACTTAAAGCATTATTTTCTCTTCTAGTAAGGTCTTTACTTTCACTTAATACTGCTATTTGAGTATTTAATATAGTAGCTTCTTTTTTCTTATTAGTATTACTACTTAAACTTTGTTGTTGCTCTAATATTCCTAATATTGCTGAATATAAACTTTGCTTACTCCCCTCTGGAGCTCCTCCCGTAAAGTCATTAATAATTTGAACTATTGAATCAAATAAATTAAATACACTAACTATAGCACTTCTCATAATGTAGTCAAAGCTCATTTGTTTCTTTTCTATGGATTTATGTTCTTTAATTTTATCAATAGTTGTATTATACCTATCTAACCATCCAAATTGGCTTATAGGTAAGAAATTATAAATTATTCTAACTCTATCCTGGTCCTTCATTATATCCATTACTGATAAGATAGAATTTAAAGGTTCATTACTCTTCTTATCTACTGCTAAAGATAACGCATCTTCTTTTTTGTAAGAAAGAGAATACAAATCAGTATCCTCTTGCATTTCTTCAATTTTCTCTACTATCTCTAAGGTGGCTTTATTCCATATTTCTTTACATTTTTCTACTATAATGTTCTGAAAACAGTCTGGAATAATGAAGTAGAATTTAGCATTATTATCTTTTATATCTATAACATAGCTGATTTTATAATTAGCTTCAATTACCAGCTTCTTTTGTTCTTTAAATATTCTTTTATTTATTGCTCTATAGGTATGTGCTATTGCTTTAGCTATATTAGATGAATTATAGTTTCTAATGGATTTATGAGGTGTTATTTGTAAATAAACGTAGGTAGGTCTTATCATTTTAAAGTAATCAGAAAACTTAATACTTATTTCTTTCATATTAAGGCTCCTTTAATTGCTTGGAGGATAACATAAACTACAAAACTTATGCTTACATACTTACCAGCTTTCCTTTGACCTGCTATATATAAAATTAATGCTATAAGACAAGCTACTAGGCATATCCAATAACTTCCGTTTATAATTCCTAATCCTATCCACTTCAAAAAATTTACAACTGATTGTTTTAACCCTTCTACTATTCCATTGATAATTGTTTCTTTCATATCTACACCTCCTATGCAAAAATTTCTCTAATGAGATTAAAACCAAAAGGCATTAAATATAAAGATCCAAAAACTAATAAATATTTTAGCATTATCTTACCTACATCCTTACTAGAACCATTCATAATAGATTTTAAAATTTCCATAATGCACCCTATTAAACATAACCAGTACCCAATAGTTTGAACTATACCTAAAATCATAAACCCACCAGTATTTATCTTGTCTACTGCTGCATTTGTATCTGCTAAAACTGTGCTTGCATAATTTAGTCCTGCTATAGTAAATACTACTAATCTTTTCAAACGTGGATTTTCCATTATCTTAGTAGCAATACTTTCGGCTTTTTCCATTTCTCTTCTTTCTCTTTTTATCTCTCTTAGAGTTTTTTCTCCTCTTTCATAAGCTCTATATTGGCTAAAAGTCATTACATAATTACTCATTATTAATTCCTCCTGAATATTAATTTTAAAATTGGAAATACTATAAATATAAAAATTATCGGAGGTGTTTCTTTATGTTTACATTTGTACTTGGATATACTTTTGCATTTGGTGTACTTTGTGCCTTAACATATTTATAGAAATTTTAATAAAAATATATAAATTGGTATCTTTTAATTATATGCTCGCATATACTACTAGCGTAAGCTTGCTTAGCGTAGTAGTTCCTTAGCCTAAGTCTATTCATATGGATTTAGGCTTATTATTTGTTAAAAATCAAAGTTATTTTGTATAATCTTACTTTCTTTTTCTTCTATACTATTTTCTTTTTCCATCTGGTCTTTAATTAATTGTTTTATATAAATGCTTGGAGATAATTGCTTTTTTAAAAATTCATATAATTCACTTTCAGTATCTTTAAAACTTATACCTATCTTCTTCATCAAAACACTTCCCTTCCGTACTTTTCATAAGCTAAAGCGTTTGCCATAAAAGGCTCCTTAACCAAATAAGCTTGTGGTATTCTATTTTTAAAAGCATTAAAGAGTTTATCTGCTCCACCACCAATTAGCACTACATTATTAGTCTTTATCGAATAATCTACTTGAACTCTTCTTACTATGCTTTCAACAAATTCTTTGAATACATCTAACATTATTTCTTTTCTTTTCCCATAGATATATAAACCATTTCTGAGTATTCTTTGTGCATCACTTTGCTTAAGATCTAATCCATATAAGTTATTTATATGATTAATAAAATCACTTTCTAAATTCATTACGCCTGTAGGTAAGCTCATAGGCTTTTTAATGTTTCTCTTATTCCCTTCTATCTCTAATAGACATATATCCGTTGTCCTTCCTCCTATATCTATTATTATTCCTTCATAGTTGGCTGGTACTGTCATAACTCCTTCTGGAACTACTTCTACATCACCTACTAATCTACTTTGAAGTATTCTATTAATTAAATGTTCTTTATCCTCTTTAAATTGACTTAATGGTAATCCTACAACAACTTTATTATTCTTATCATTGGTACTTCTTTCTATTGCCCCTTGCAATAAGTAAATTAAATTACTTCTATATGCTTTTCTATATTCTGTATCGAACTCTCCTTCTCCTAAGTAAATCTTATTATTATCAACTGTTATAAAGTCTTTGTTTTCTATTCCTCCATTAAAAGATACTTTAGATAGAAAACTTATCCCTTTACTACTTTTAGTATAATAATTTCCTAAATCTACACCTAAAATCATATTCCTTAATCTTCCCCTTTCTTCCTTATGCTTTATTTATATGTCTTAAGTAAGAGAAAGTTTCCTATAAAATAAAAAAAAGAAGGAATTATTTTTCCTTCTTAGCTTCTCTTAATTTCTGTTCGTAAATTAATTGTTTTATATAAGCTGATGTTCCTATTATCTTAGATTTCTCTTTTAGATATTCTAATAATTCCACATCCTCTCCAGATTCCTTAAAGCTTATTCCTACCTTTATCATTTTCCCACCCCTTTAATAAATATTATTCTATATATTATGTATAATTCCTTTAAATTGGTCCATATTGCTTTGGAACTAGATTTGAGCTTATAGAAGGTCCAGCTATTAACCGAACTTTCCTATATTGCTTTGTATACTGAGTTCTCGCAAAATAGCCTTTATATTGTTACCAACTTCGATTTACCCAAGTCATATAAAGGAAGTCTCTCTAAATCATCCACCACTTTAATTTATATACCGGTTTAAGCATTCCGGTTAATGTATATGTAATAACATCTACAAGTAGATTCTATGCATTAGCTCTACCACACTTGACGAATTTTAAAGTCTTTATCGGCAACTGACTATACGTATTAACTTATTTACGTATAGTTTGCTTATTATTCTGTACGTATATACGTGGAATAACCTTCCATATATGCACGTATATAAATATAATTTTAGGAAATACTTGAATTATGAGGTGATTAACTTGAAGAAAAAATATACAACTAATATAGATGAAGAATTACTAAAAAAAGCTAAGATAAAAGCTATACAAGAAAATATAAATTTAAATGATTTATTAGAAAGGCTCTTAAGAGAGTATTTGAGGTGATTTATGAAAAAAAGAATTTATAAGAATAGATGTATTAATTAAGTTGTTAATATTAACAATAGCATTATTTTTTATCTCTGGTATAAGTTTACATTTATTTTATTCGAATATATAATGTAAATGAGGTGATATTATGAAACGATACCTATCCTTGCTTTTAATATTAATTTCTTTATTTAGTTTTGGATGTAAAAAGACTCCTGACAAAGTTGAAGAAATTCCTGAGAGTGTTGAAACAGTTGAGGAAGTTAAGGAAGAACCTAAAAATGCTAAGAACGAATCAACTCCTGAAGAAAGACTAGCAAGTGTTAGTTTAGATATGTTTCCATTATTTCAAGATATAGGATATACTATAGAAATTGTGCATGATTCTATTAGTAACTATGGATATGAAGGTAAAGATGGTGCTAGGGGCACCTGTGACTTTAACAACAAAAGAATTATTGTTCAATATACAATAATTGATGATTATGGTGATCATTTTGAAAAAACAATATACCACGAAATGGCTCACGCTATAGAACATGAAAAAGGGAAGTTATCTTTATCTGAAGAATTTTCTAAGTGTTATAATGAAGCTTTAGCTTTACTTTCTGCTAAAGAATTGAATTATACAGAAGATTATTATTCATATTATCTTAATGATCCTATAGAGTATTTCGCTGAAAGCTATGCTTTATATAAAATGAAAAATGAAATTGTAAAAGAAAATGCTCCTTTAACTTATGCATTTTTTGAAAATAATATGAAATAAAGGCTAGTAAGGAATTAACCCTACTAGCCTTCTCTTATACTAATTTAGCAGCATTTTTAAACGACACATATCTATTAGTATCTTCTGCTTTACCACCTATTTGAATTACTTCATCAGCCTTAATTCCACTTACTGCATAATCAGAAACCTTCATTAAAGGACAGTTATTTTTTTGAGCTACAATAATTGCAGCAAATACATCTGGATCTCCATAGTATGTTACTAATTTTTTCATATCAACTTCTCCTTTATAACTATTTACATTTAATAAATTTAATTCTGCTTGTATCATATTAAGAAATTTTTGCCACCCTAAATCTAAAGTTCTATGAGGACAATATTTATTGCTAAAATCTTGATGTTTTTTTACATTTGATATGGTCCAGTTATACTGTTTTAATAATGTTGCTACTTCCTTAGCTGCTCTCTTCTCTGCATTGATAAATCTTTCTCCACCACTTCTGCTATAGCATATTTCTATTGCTATATAATTTCTATTTCCTTCTCCATTTCCTCCATCTCCTGCATGCCAAGTATTTCTATTGAAAGGAATACATTGTATAGCTTCTTTATCATCTACTGCTATATGGAATGATACCTCATTATTATTACTAGCCATATAATTTCTTTCATCAATAGCTGGTGCATCGTTAGCAGTATTGTGAATGCATATTCCCTTAGGATTCATATAGTAAGGACATTTAATATCATATTTACCTAGTGGTATTAAATTTTGAATTAAAGCCATTACTATTCCCCCTTAATCTCTTTCTTTTCTCCATCTTTTAACTGTGCTAGTGCTTCTTTAAGTTTCTCTGGTATAGGTAATCCTAATGCTCCACAATTCTCTATTAAACTTAGACCTTCATTTGCTATGTAGAAATAGCATACAAGTGTACGGAATACCCAACTTCCATTATTCATAAGCCTATCTAAAGCAACTGCTATAATTAGAACAATAAATATAACTGCTTTTCTTGCAATTCCTTTAAGGCCTACATCTGAAGATAATTCTTTATTTACAAATCCTCTTACCACCCCTGTTAAATAATCTAATACTATAAAAAGTACTAGTATTCCTATAGCAGTATCCCAAGTTCCAAATAACCATGTAAGCCAAGTTCCTATAGCTGCCACTCCATATTTAATATAATTTAATAAGTTTTCCATTTTCTATCCCCTCTTTCTTAAACAATAAAAAGCTTACATTTGTAAGCTCTCTACTTTTTCTTTATAATATCTTTGAATTTTTTTACTGCACTAGTCATAGCCTTTTGCATATCCTCTGCATTTGATGGTGCTTTCTTTAAAGCACTACCTATCATTTCTGAATATATCTTCTTATCTTCAGCAGTTAGTTTATATTTTTCCCCTTTACCTAAATCTATAGTATTTGGAGCAACCCTTGGCATTTGAATCGTATCTCCAGTAGAATTATAAATATCTAATGCTTTTTTTTCTACTGAGTTAGGATTATATTCAGTTGTATTCCATGGTGTTATAAAATTACTTAACGCTCTACTTCCTAAACCTTTATCTGAATATAATTTAGGCTCTCCAGTACTATCAGTAGCTTGTGGTAGATTGCTAGATAATATAGGAATTTTTGAAACAGCTTTATTCATTTCTTTACCTAAATCACTCTCTGAAGTATTGTCTTTAACAGTAGGATCTATAGTTTTATTTATTGCATTAGAAAATGAACCAAAAGGTAATAATTGACTAGCATAATTTTTAATAACACTAGCTGGTAAGCCTCCCCAATCCTTATAAGCTAAAGTATTTGCAATATCTTGTAATCCACTTAAATAACTATTTCCAGCTATAGAATTTATACCAGTTGCTAATATTCCACCTAATGAATTTTCACCATTTGCTATATCTGCTCCCATCATTAATGGACTTGCTGCAGGTTGTGCAAAATCTATATTCCTATAAGTATCGCCATTTTTTAATGCATAAGGTTGCATACCAGCTTGTCTTTGAGTTGCTGATGTATCATAGTCCTCTGCTAAATCACCTGTCAATATTCCATCTTTAGCTAGTCCATATCCAGCCCCAATAAGTCCAGTACCTAATATTCCACTAGCTAGTTGATTAACTCCTTCTCTTTGCATTCCTTTGCTAAGATTTCTTGCACCTCTCACCATTCCTAAAGGTGTATAATTAGTAGCAGTATCTAATATTGCTGAAGGTGTTTGAGAAAATGGAAGTACTGTTTTTACTGCTGAACTTATAATCTTATTATCATTATTCTTACCTTTATTAATAAAATCGCCTAATGCAGTTCTTTGTTGGAATGTTGCTTCTAATCCTGCTTTATTTGCATCTTCTAACATTTGTGTAGTAGGTTCAGCAATTTTATTAAGTTTCATAGCATTACTTAAATTATTGTTGTAAGCAGCTTGATAAAAAGGTTCATCTCCTAATTTTAATCCTGCACTAAGCATATCTTCAATTTTTCCTAAGATAGGTACATTGTTAAATGCTTTTGATTTAGCTCCTTCTTTAACTGCCCCCTTACTAGTGTCTATACCTAGCTTATAATCTTCTAAAGTTTCCTTAACTCCTTTTTTAAGTCCCTTCCCTTGCTCTATAATGTTAGGAAATCCAACAGTTCTTTTCCCTGTTTTCGTTGATACTAACTTATCAATAGGTGTAGCAATTATATCTCTAACATTTCCCATAGCAGTATTAATAACATTTCCACCAGCATTTTTAATTAGAGTTTTAGGATTAAATAACATATTTATATATCTAAAACTATCTAACTTATCCATAGCTGAAGAAGGAAGTTTATTACCTATTACTTTATTAACTTGTGCTAGTAAAATATCTTGCTCTCTACCTTCTGATAATTTATTAGCTTCTGTCATTAATTCAGTTATCTTTTTAGTTTCATCAGTAGTTAATTTTACTTTTTCAGCACCTTTAGGGAGATTGTCATTAACTTTATTAATTTGCTTTTGTGCATACTTAAGCATACCTTCTGGAGTTAACCTTTTCCACATAGAAAGTGCTTGTATTGCTTGACCTGCATTAGTTCCTTCTTTAGTTAATTTTTCAACTATATTTATAGCAGTATCATAATCACCTTTAGCCTGTAACCTTCTAACTAAATCTTGTCCCATAGCCATGGTTTCAGCAGTTGGTTTATTACTACCTAAAACTTTATTAATAGCTTTCTTTTCATCTAAATCTATTTCTTTTTGTACCTTTGCTAAAGTATCTTGATTATTAATACTCTCATATTGAGTTGGGTTTTCTTTTGATTTTCCTTTCAAAACATCATCTGCTAATTCACTCTCTTGTAATGTAACATCTTGAAATCTACTATTTTTAACATTACTATTTGAAGTAGGCTCAACTATAGGATTGTTTTTTTTTATAGGATTATTTGTAGGTATTTCTAATTTAGGTAACTCTGTTCCGCTTTTAAGTGGTTGAATATTTGTTACTGGTTCAGTTACTCCTGCTACTCTTGATAATCTTGAAACCTCACCAACTCTATTTAAGTTTAAACTTTCAGCTTCTAGCTTTTCTATCTTATCAACTATATCAAAAATATTTATTTCCAGTTTATCATTAGCTTCTAATATTTCATCATCAGTTAATTTCCAATGGCCCGTATAATTTTGAATTTCATTTATAGCATTATTATATTCTTTATAAGCATCTTCTAAAGATTTATTTTTAAGTTTCGCATTAGAAATGTTCTTCGTTGGAATATCTAATTTCGGTAATTCAGTTTCTATTTGTGTAGTTGAATCTAAAACATTATTTGCATTCCTCACATTTGGTGTTTTAATACCTTTTAGAGCATTAAAACCTTCTCCTATAGCTTTACTTCCACCAAACATTAAGCCACCACCTAGAGCACCTTCTAGTGTATTCTTAGCTACATCTTTAGCATCTCCACCAAGTCTTACTGTATTAATAGCATCACCTATTCCACCATCAATTACCCCTTTTAATCCTGCATTTAAAACTCTAGTTCCTACTTTATCAGCCATTTTAGAAGTAGCTTTATTAGCTAGATTTTTAGCAACATCATCAGAAATATTTAACATGCTAGAATTACCTAAAGTTCCTCCAGGATTCATAGATAACCCAGCTATGCTACCGCCTAAATCAGCAACTTTATTTAAAACTTTACTTCCTGTATCTTTATTGTATTTCCCTTCAGTATAGACCTTATCGTAATTTTCTTCTCCTACTAGAGTTTTAGCAGCACTATCCATAGCTCTATTAATCCCTGGAATACGATTAGGTGTGTCCATAATATAACCCCACATCTTCCATCCTTTAGATTGAGGTTCTTTTTCATACTTAGCCATATACTCATCTTGATTTCTACTAAACTCTTCAAAACTATTTTTACCAAAGATTTCATTACTTTGATTTATAGTACTTTTAGGAATTGATGACCATAACTTTTCATTACTTTCTTTAATTTCTAAACTTCGTTGTTGCCTTTTTCTTTCATTTTCTTCTACTAATTTATTAAATCTATCTTCATTATTATTGAGATATGTTTTTAATAAAGAAGGAGCAGTGTTTTTACTCTGCCCCTGGTTATTTAAATATTTATTTAAATCTAAGGTCATATAATCAGCCCCTTAATATTTAAGATTTCCACGAGTAGATTTACTCTGCTTAGCATAATAATCCCCCATGTCCTTCCAATAGTAATCCTCTAATTCTTTATAGAAAGCATATCCGTATTGATTTACTATATCGTCTCTACTATCCTTTAAAAATGTTTGTGCTTTCCAGTTATCTGTTTTGCTTTGTGTCATTGTAATAAATTCAGCTTTTAAATCATTCTTAGATACTCTATCAGATGATGAGCTTGAACTACTTCCACCACCACTTGAATAACTCCTAGCAGATTGTTGTGCTGCTAATTGTCTTGCTGCTTCTTCCTGTCTCTGTTGCTCAGCCACTTGCCTTTCATAAGCTATTCTTTGTTGTTCTACTTCCCATTGTTCTCTTCTAATTTGTTCATTATAAGCATTTATATCCTTCAATTTATTAGCTTCTGTTTCACTTAATAATGAATTATTCTTACTATTAAAATCATCTTCTAAGCTAGTTCTATAAGCCATTAACTCCTGTATCTTTTGAACTCTTTCTCTTTCTGATGCTGCTATAGAATTATCTATATTTGAATATGCGGTCTGTTCACCTAACTTATATTCATTTCTTTTATCTCCAATAGATCTATTAGTATTCTGTTCATTAGTATAAACATTAGCCATATTATTACTATAATCTGTATTACTTCTAAGCATAGCATCTACATTTTCACCACTTTGCAAAAGATTATTTTTAGCCATATAATCTCTTATTTGTTGAGTCTGTCTAGCGTTTTGACTAGCTACTGTATTTCTATCTCCGTAGTATTTTTCTTTAGCTTCAGCTTGCTGATTATCTAATCCTGTATAAAGTCCTTTATATTTATTTTGAGTTTCCAATCTATTTTGATTGTACTTATCGTTCAATTCCTTATACTGTAGATTAGTTTGATTTTCTTTATTAGCAGTTTCTTTTAATGCATTTTCTTTCTGTCTTACTAGTTCATCATATTTAGATTTATAAAGACTTTCATACATTTTTGTAATATTATCTATACTCAAAATATCACCCCTTTGCTGATATAATTACTTGTTTCTCTTCTTCTGTTATTCTTCCTTTAGCAACCATCTTATCTAAATAAGTTTCATCTATAGTCCCCATAATGTATTGTATTTTTAAAAATTCAAACATCTAAAGCACCTCCAACATAGTTAATTCTAAAGCTTTTAATCTCTCTTCTGTAGTAGGTGTAGTATCTATTATTATTTCTGCTTTATATTCCTCTAAATATCCAAATAATCCATCACCATCAGTTGTTTCTTTTAGTCTAAATTGTTTCCCATTATTCTGAAATTCAAAAAAATTATTATAATCTTCTTCTGTAATATGAATATCAGTTTCTGTTATCTGGTGTATTCCATTTGTAACAAACCCAAAGCTACCATCATTAAATATTCTTAAAAACATCACATTACCTCCTTAATATCCTATAGCTAAGTATCCAACTTCTACTCCACCACTTACATATTCTTTTGTACCAAGCCTTACTGCGAATGATGAATTAGTATATATTGTAACTTGTTTTACTATAACTTCTGCAACAACTGTGGTAGTATCAGCATTAATAGCTTTTCTAACAAAAGGGATTACCATTGCTATTTTAGTACCAAATGCGAGAGGTAATGTAATTGTTGCATTTATATCACTATTTGCATTTATACCAGTTGTCAAAAAAGTTCCCCATTGTATTAGTACATCATTAGGTAATTTTGTATAACCATTAGCATTTTTATTAATAATAAATGAATCTAAAAATAAATTTAAATACTCCTTTAGTTGATTCAATGGAGCTTGAATTTGTCCTCTTGCTTCTGCTTCAGTAGATGGATTAGTAGGATATATATTTGCATCTAATAATCCATTAGGAGGATTAAATTGAAATTTATTCATTATCTCACCTTCTTTGTCATTGTATATTTGATTACTAAGCTTATAATACTTAGATTTTCATTAAATTTATTATTTCTAAGGTCTATTTGAAAATATTTAATTCTCTTTACTCTTGGTTTTACTCTTATTGTTGGTGCGAGCGTTTGAACTTTCCATGTAAAACTAGACCAACTAAAATTACTCCAACTAAAAGATTTTAATTTATTTGCAGGTACAACAACAGATGCCAACAGCTCTCCATTGTCATTATAATAATTTATATTAACTTCACTACTTGAATTAGCTTTACATGTATACCAAATATAATTAATAGTCTTTAGCCAATCTGGATAACCAAAGTCTATTAATTTAGACTTCCATATTCCACTTATAGGACTTCCAAAATCATTTAATACATTAGTAAATACACAAACCATTCCTTTATTTCTATGTCCATACATTAACTCATTATTTTTAATTCCAAAACAATTTGAATTAATATTATTATAGTAAAACCATTTTAAATTTTTAGGATTATTAATATTGAAATTATCTTTATAATCCCATACATAGCATTTATCTCTTATGCATAAATAATATTTATATCCAAAGTCAGCACTTGTTGCTTTCTTTAATTCCTCTAAATTTTCATCAAGTAGTCCAGGTCTTCCCTGTGATCCATTTATATTTAAACTTACTGGTAAGATTGATTTTTCTCCTGGTACTACTGTTGAAACAATAATACATACTCCTGAATAGGTATTAGCAAAAACTATATTATTATTTACTAACTGAATACTATCGGGAATATCACAACCTATATCGGTATTTAAATAACTAATAGGAAATGAAGCAGTATTGTCTAATCCTGTACTGGCTTCTACAGTACATGTTAAATCCTCTTTAAATACAACTAATTTATTATAATGTACTTTAAATCCAGTAACTGCTTTATCTCCCCCACGAATAGCATATTGATACTTCTGAGGAAAATAACTAGCATCAATACTATTAGTAAGCCCACCCGCAAAGTAATAATTAGGTAAATCTTCATTCCCACCTAAAAACATTCTATTAGAAAATTCTACTCCAAACTTACACTTAAGAATATTATTTGCTAATCCACTAAAAGTTTTATAAGCAGTTATTTCTACATTATTAGTTCCTTGTGGTGGAGCAGTAGTAAAAGTAATAGTTCCTGTTCCTCTATCTACAGTAAATCCATTTCCTTCAGTTCCTCCTACATTTGAAACAACTGTATCTGCATCTAATACAGTTAGGCTTAGTTTATATTCTTTAGATGTTCCATCACCATTAAATGTATTTTTAAATCCTCTACCTAACATATTCCAACTTTCATCAACTTCACTTGTAGAACCATCAGGTTTTCTATTCATACTTACTCTTGGTTTATATGGGTCAACATTTTTGACAGTAATACCATCAAATTGAATATACTGACTTCCATTTAAAAGATATAAAACTCCATTATATACAAACATAAAAGCTTTTGAATTTGCTAAAGAGCTATATATTTGAGTAGGTTGCTCTGAATTTATTTGCTTATATAGTTTCGTTCCATGTGCTATTATTGTATATCCTTTGTAATCTGCATATAATCCATTAATACCACCTTCGCCTAATGAAGTTTGAAATAAATATCTTTGTCCTGGTCGTTTAGTAGGCATTCCTCCATCATCTAAACACATATTAAGAAGTCCACCATAAGGACTTTGATTTAGTCCTATAGAGCTTTCTTCATATAAACATAAGCCACCATCTAATTGAGTTTTTGAAGTTGAGCCTAGTCTTAATTCTCCTTCTTTCATATAGTGCCTCCTTTTTTAAGAAATTAAAAAAAGCCTACATTAGTAAGCTCTTTAATAAAATTATTCGTATTTAATTATAATGAGTTAGTGCGTAATATCTATCAAAGACTTAATTATTAATTAAGTCTTTTTATTTTCTTGGCAGGATTCCCAGCATATAAACAATTCGGCTCACAATCTCTAATCACCACAGAGCCAGCACCTATTATACATCCTTCGCCAATTGTAACTCCTTGTCCTATAAAACTATTAGCCCCAATCCAACAACCATTATTTATTATTATAGGCTTATACTTTGCAATTCCTCCTCTTTGACTTGAATCACCAATTTCATGTGATATACAGCATATATTTACGTTCATACCTATATGACAATTATTCCCTATTGTTATTCTACCATCCTCATTATAACCTGAAAATAATTGTGAAAAGGAATTTACAAAAGAACCTTCCCCTATTGTTATAAATTTGCTATTAAAATAAACCTTTGGTCTAATATCACTAGCTTTTATTTTTAATCCAAACAATTTATATAGTTTTATCCTATATCTTCCTAATATGAAATTCCCTCCTAATATGCTATTTATAATTACTCTTTCTATAAAATTCACTTAAATACCCCCTAAATATGTATGATATATACATATTTTAACATATATACAGCTCAATAAATAGTATATTATTATATATTTTCAGTATAAGTTAATACCACCTACCAAAAGCAGACCAACTAATTCTTAAATTAGCAATGGTGCTTGATGTAGCCTTAAAACAATTGATTTGTGGCAAAGTAGATGTTGTTAACTGTGTTATTATTGCACTCCAACAATAATCTCCTATAGCTATAGGCGTTATATTAACACTATCAATACTTGAAAAATATCTTGGGAAAGAACCTAAAGTTGTTAGTTCTCCTTTTGAATAAAATAATTGCCCAACTGGATTAGTACAAGCAACATTAGTAAATGTTTTACTTCCATACTGAATCATAGAGCCATCTTTAAATAATATAGCTGTTCCATTTTCGTTAGTTATAGTGATAGTTTCATCAGTAGAACCACTTCCTTCACTTTGTATTGTGATTTTAATATTTCTTAATTGATAACTTCCAACATCAGCAGTAGTAAGCCCACCAACCTCTATATAGTTTGTATTTCTTATATCATTACCATCGTATCTAGCGACTAAACTAAAAGTAACCTTTTCCCACTCTCCACTTATATCATGTGTATAAAAATCATATCCTGCTACTCCGTTTGCAACAATCAATGTTTTCATAGGACTTCCACTTATATACTTGTGTTCATATTCAAAAGTAACAACATCAAATTTTTTTATTATTGGTACTGGTATTCTAAATCCTAAAGATGCAGTTGTACTTGACTTTAATACAGTAACAGTTCCACTTGTTTCATCAAAAGTAAATTTACTATCAGATAGTGTATCAGAATATTGTAAATTTGCAGAAGCAACTTTCTTAAATTTATCAAGCGAATTTATATAAATTTCTCTAACATTCATCATCTACACCTCTCTTTTTATATATATATCTGATAATATAATATCAATATTGTTTTTTAATATTCTTTTATAATCTGTGAATGTATTTAATGTATCACCTACAATTTTAATACCTAAACTATGGCAATATTCAATATCAGTAGCTGTATAACCTTTTAATGTTAAAGCTAAATAACAATTACCTAATGATAAAGCTGTATTTACAGTAGAATCATTAACAAGTGTTGTTATGAACGAAAGCTGTAAACTTTTATCGATATTTCTAAAAGAATTAAGATAATTGATGTTAGTTGAGCTTATAATTGTTCTTTCTAAAATACTATATTTTTTTAACATATTAACTAAGTTTATGATATTATTTTCGTCAATATCATAAATGTGTAGCATAACAACCATTTTTGTATTTCTAATATAATTCAATATTTCATCAAGTGTAGGTATTTTTAAAGCTCCGACTTTACCAATATTAGTACCACTATCTATATTTAATGTTTCTATCTCTTGAAGATTAAAACTATTTACATCCCCAGTTCCATTTGTCATTCTATCTACAGTTGCATCATGGTGTAGAATCATAACTTTATCTTTTGTCATTCTTATATCAATCTCAACACCCCTACAACCGTATTTATCGGCATATTCTATAGCCAACATAGTATTTTCAGGTGCTAGTCCTACAAACCCTCTATGCATTAATACTGTTGGTTTTGAATTGAATAAATTTGAAGATATATTTTTCACATTTTGTTCCAATTGCGTATTAGTTGTATTAATTTGATTTTGTAATGCAGCTACATTACTTTCGGCTATCATTACATTTTTATAGGTTTCATATTCTTGCATTGCATTATTAAAATTATCTTTTCTTACATTTTCATTCGATTTTCTTGTAGTTTCATTAGTGTTTCTTACTTCTTCATTTTTTGCTCTTACATTTTCTTCTACTTTAATTTGCTCTTTTAAATTATTATTATCAGCAATTAATCTAGTTAAAATTGGATATTCACTTTGAGAACTAATATCTCCATTTTTAGGTTCAGCTTTAATTTTATATTTAAAACTTTTAAATGTTATTCTATCATTGTCTATTCCATTACACTGAATGGTAACTATATGATTACCTACTACATTTATAGTATTGTTAGGAAGTTCATAAGTATATTCTCCTTCATCAACTTTAGTCAGATTATCCAATACTATAGTTCCATCATTTTTATTTATTTGTATAGATGCATTCCCATTAACTATATAAGCATTTCTTCTATCTTTATATAAATTAATATTTAAAATACAAGACTTGGTGTCATTTTGAAAGAATTCAATATCTTTATCAAATTCAGGCTCATCATATAAATATAGTTTTACATTATATATTCTTTCTTCCATTAAATCACCCCATATATGTCAGTTATAGATTGCATCTTGCTTTGAGTTACTATCTCAAATGATTCATATTCTTCTTTATATAATTTTGCTAATTCCACTTGGTCATCACTTAAAAAATATAACCATTTAGCATAAGATAATATAAATTCTTCATTACCTACATTTGTAACTGGTTCATCATCATCATTTTCCATTAAATCAGGTAGATAAGTTAAGATTACATCAACTTCACCATCATTATTACAAATAATCTTTTTACCTTGTGTAGAAAACTCTAAAGGCAATCCATTACTGAAAACTCCATAAACCTTTATTGTATTCGAAGGTACATTTATTAATCCATCTACTATTTCAGTAGTTATTTTCTTCTCTAAATCTTCTCTTTTAGCTAGTTCCTTATAACCACGATTAACATATCCTTTAATCTTATTTACAAGTATGCTATCAGTAATATCTTCATCTATATCACCGATTACTGTTTCTACTATTACTTTAAAGGTCATTCTATCACCTCAATACAAAAATAAGCCCCACCTATGTGGTAGGGCTGTATACTATTATTTATCTTCTTCTTTTGCTTGATTTTTCTCTTTTACTTTTGTAAAGTTTTCACTTTTCTCATATAAAGAAAGAACAATTGTATTAGTTACTTCTACAATTGCTCCTGTATTCTTATCTTTAAATTTCAATTATATCCCTCCTAAACTGTCATATGTTTACAAATAGCTTTACCCTTTGTATCGAACACAAAACAGTCATAGATTACTCTGCCTTCAATTAACTTTCCGTTAATTCCTGGAGGATTATCATGTGTTTTATAGTCCTCTAACTTCATAGGTGAGCATGAGCAACTTGGGTGTATTAATATAAATGGAGTTTTTGTAGGCATTTTAGTTGTAGGCACCTTAATAACAGCTACTCCATCAATTTCCCCTACTTGTCCTTTTATTAACATATTTTGAGCTATGTCACTTGCCTTTATAAAGTTAGGATCTAATTTAATAAAGTTATAATAAGCTGGAGTACAATATAATAATCTTCCTTCTGAAGGTACTAAAGCTTCATCTAGTTTTTCTTGAGCAGTTAATACTAAAGTATAAGCATTTGCATTTGTAACTGCTGCTGCAGCACCTGTAGTTTGAGTTCCTGTTGCAGTTGCCCAAACATTCAATCTATAAGTATCAATTTCAGGTGTAATAACTTCATCAATTTGTCTTGCTAAAACTTTTCCTGCTTCTTTAATACCCATTTGTTCTGAGTTATTACCCTTATCAATAGTAATTGAGAAACTTCTATCCTTAGTAATAGTTAAATCTTGTTTAGTATCTTGTAACTCTGTAGGTGTTCCATATCTACTAGTTCCAGTTCTTTCATAGTCACCTAATGCAACTGTAGGAATAGAGTAAACTGTTACTGTTTTAACTCCTGTCCAATCATAGTCCTTATTTAAACCTTTGTCTGTTAATGCCTTTTGAGTAAATCTTTCTACTACCTTATCTGAATACTTACTTGCTAAATTTATAGCCATATTTTATCTCTCCTTTAAATTGAATTAAAGCCCTCTAAGAATAAGTCATCTGATGTTTCTTCCTTACTTCCATAAGAAACAGTTGACCTAATAGGAGCTTTCTTTTTTATTTCTTGATTATGTTTTAATACTTGCATTTCATTTTTTAAATTATTGAATTCATGTTCCATATAAGCATATTTAAGTGGAACACCTTCATTATTCTTTTGCCACACCTCAGCTGGTATGTTTTCAGGTTTAACATCAGTAAATGTTTTAAAGAAATCATCAAACTCTTCATGTTGTTTCTGTTCCATTTGAGTCTGTTTTTCTTTCTGTTCCATTTGTGACCTAAATTTCTTATTTTCTATCATTTCTCTAGCATATTCTTCTGGAATATTATTCTGTATAAGCTGATTTAATTCTGCTTGTGTTTCCTGTTCTCTCCAGTAATTAACTAGATTTTCAACGCTTGTCCCTGAGCGTTCAGCAAGTTCATTTAAGTACGCAAGTCCCGGATTACCTTGTACTTCATTTAACTTTTGCTGAAGTTTATCGTAATTCATACCCTTCTGAGCTAATTGAGTAGCTTCATCAAGTGTAAGCTCTCTTTCCTCATGATTGTATTTAATTCTTATTCTCTGTTCTTCAGCAGTTTCGGTGGTTTCCTCTACTTCTTGTTGAACTTCTTCTGTTTCTTGAATCTCTTCTGTTTCAGTAAATTCCTCTGATGGTGTTTCAGAAAAATCACTTTCATCCATTTCTATATAATCTTCACCTTCTGCAAATAATTGAAGGTTTATTATAAATGGTTTTTTTATTATTTTTTTCATTTTAATATCTCCTTTCGCTATGGTTGGCGAATTTTTTATATAATAAAAAGCCTCAGTTTCCTAAGACTTTAAATCGGCATATTATTTTCTATAGGTGGCATCATCTGCATTTGACTTTCTATTTCCTCTATCAACTCTTCCTTATTTGTGATATATCCATTAGGCATTCTCTTAAGATATTGAACTATTGTAATTCTGTTATCCCTTAATAGATTATCTAATGTTTCTACTGCTGCTATTTCACTCCAGTATGAGCTTGGCCCTACATCACACTTAGTATATAAGAAAGTGTTTTTTAATTCACTAAAATCAAAATTCATAATATATTTTTCTTCTTTTTCTCTCATTACTAATGGTCTTGGTCCATAATATGTACCCATCATATCTAAAAGTATTCTTCCTATTTCTTCAACCCATTCATAAAGATTAGCTTTCACATTTTCTAAAGGAACTACTGATTGTTGCACTGTCGCTATAATAGATTTACCTGAAGCATTTTCAGGATTAATATCCCCCATCATAGCTTCATTAATTCCTAAAGTTTCTTTAGTATATTGAATAGCCATTTCTAAAAATTGTGCTATTTGATTACTCATATTTCCTGGTTCTAAATATCCTGCTATATGTTTAATACTATCTCCAGGCATTAATCCTTTCATAGGAATTGCTTCTCCTATTTTATTACTCCAATTATTTATTCTATCGGCATCATATACTGCCTTAGGAAATGCGGCCATCATAAGGTGATACATTACCATAGCAAACATTCTATTAATGAAAATTTGATTAGGTATCATACTAGTACATACTGCTCTACCATGATATTGATTTTTTTGTTTTTCCCATACTAACCACGCTACTGGGTATCTACTTAGTCCAGTATCTATATCTTGATAAATATAAGCCTTTTCAGTACATTTACTAGCTTTTATAGTGCCTGTATCTTTATCATATTTATAGTAAATAATGTATTTAGCTTTTCCTGTGTCATCAGCTTCTATTTCAGTACCACCAAAGCTACCAGCCATATCTTCCGTATAATTGTCTTCTTTAATATCATTAACCTCAGTTTGATTAGCTTCAGCTTCTCTTTTTAAATTCTCTACTAAATCTCTTCCAGAAATAATAATATAAGGTTGTAATTCAGTTGATATTCTGTTTGAGTTTGCATTACCAAAATAAACATTAGTTCCATCTACTAACTCAAATTCTATCTCCCCTTGATATTCCCCTAAAGTACCACCATAAGGTTTTTTATCTGGATTAAAATACATATGTGCTGCAACATCACCCATAATTGCTGAATCAAATAAAGCATCTCTTATTCTATTTTCCATCTTAAATTTATCAAATAAGTTTTCTACTTCATTAGTTGCTATATCAGAGATATTAAATTCTTCATTACCATCATCTCTAAATTCTAGAGTTGAGTATTGGATTTTAGTTTTATTGCTCATTAAACTAGATACAAAAAATTCAACCCCTCTTTTTAAAATATTAAAAACAGGAGTTGGCATACCATTTGATTTTAAGTTTTTCCATTGATTCCCGTTAAAGAAATCTAAATTTAATTTAACTGTATCATAATAAGGAGGATCTAATCTTGAATTATACTTTTTTCCTGCTTCATATAGTTTCCATTCTTTTAATGTTTCACTCATCTAATCTCCTCCTTCCTAATGCTACATCAATATCATAGTCCATTATGTTTTGAAATCCTTCATCTCTTAATTTAGCCTTAAGTATTTCTTTTTCATCTTCTTCTTTTTCTTCTATTTTAGGACTAAATTTGTAACCTAAATAGAACATCCCCCCATAGCTAACCATTAAGAATATTCCTATTAAAATACCTATTACCATTCAAACATCTCCCCGTTTATATCTCCACCTGTTAAGTTAAATAGCATCTCATCATACTCACTTTCAAAAGGAATACCATAGACTGGATCATAATCTTCTTTAACTTCTATTTTAGCAACTCTATTTCTAAGTAAGTTCAAAGCCATTGTCATTTCATCAACCATATCATCATTAGAACCATTAGGGAAACTTGCACATTGGTCAATAAAATCATTGGTCCATGTTTCATATTCAGGTAAGTAAACTTGACCTGCTTCAACCAATGGAGAAATTGCACTTGCTCTACTTTCTTTACTATCTCTTCCAGGATTATAAGGAATAACCCCTTGTATTTGTCTTCTTAAAACATCTATAATTGCACTACCATTTGCTTTATCTTCTATGTAAATAGCATTTACAAAAGGAAACTTTCTTTTAAATTCCTTGATAGCCCCTACAGTCTCTACAAAGCCCATACGCTTGTTTAATAGTCCTAGCTTGTAATATTCATTGTTACGCTTTCCCCACACTCCTATTGCCACATAGTCACTTTTAGAAGTATCCTTGAAGGTCGCATCTACTGTCATTATATTTAAAGGACATCTTGGAGCCTTAGTGTATTTCTTCCACCATTCCCTTTTAAATAAATTACCATCTGCAGCACTTGGTCTACCTTGCATTAAAGCATTCCATGACCTACTTCCTGCTTCTGTAGTATAAACTGTTTTAAAATCCTTAAGCCAGGCATTATCCTTGCCTATTTCAGGGAATAATGCATCTCCAACTTCTCTACCTAAGATATCATTTTCTTCTGCTTCAAGTGGAATATTTATTTCCTTGCATTTATGAGGTAAATTCTTAAGTATTCTTCCAGCTAAATCATCTTCATGCCATCTAGTCATAATTACAATTATAATTCCTTTAGCTGATAATCTAGTGTAAATAGAGTTTAGAAACTCTTCCCATATTCTATTCCTATATGTTTCCGATTCAGCTTCTTGCCTATTTTTAATAGGGTCATCTACTATAATTAAATCTCCTGGATTACCTGTTATACCAGCCATAATACCTTTACTTAGCATACTTCCTCTATGTCCTTTAATAGTGTATAAAGTATCACTAGCTCTATCTAGTTCTATATCAAATAAAGCCTGACCAAACTCTAGTATCTTCTCTTTATTTTTTCTACCAAAGTTCTGTGCTAAATCATCTCCATAAGATACTTCTATAACTCTATCATCAGGAAATATACCATGATAATAACTCGGTAAAGTTTCGCTAATACATTGAGACTTACCATGTTGGGGAGGTAATGAAACAATTAATATATTCTTATCAGTTTTTCTATATATTAGATTTTCTATCTCACTACATATAAGCTTAAGATGTTTCCCTAATATCCAATTACCTCTATGAACATATTTACAATACTCTGAATAATCTCTTCTAGCTAATTCCCTTTTAAGTTCTTCTACTATTAATTCCTTTTTATCCATAGAAACCTCTTGAAATTATAAAAAAATTATTTGGGTACATATATACCCTCCCCCCTATGCTTGTGATTTTCCCTTTTACTTTCTTTTATTCACATCTACTCACATTACATAATGCATACAATCAAGCTACATAATGTGTATAAGTGTACAAAAAAAGAGCTGGACTTAACCAACTCTTACATTAAACATATGTGATCACTTAACGCCTTCTCTATCTCTTGCCTTCCAATACCTATATACCTTTGTGTAATGCTCGTATTACTGTGTTGTAGTAGTTCTTTTACTAAAGCTATATTGTAGTTACTATTAATGTATATCTGTGTAGCAAAGTACTTTCTAAAGCTATGTGTAGATATTCCTTCTATTCCTAGATAATCACATACTATCTTAAGTTGTTTTTGTATTGCTCTCTCTGTTATATCTATTATCTTAGCTGATGCTTTTATATTATTCTCTAAACAATACATCTTAATGTAGTTATAAACCTCTGTTGGTACTGTAAATACTCTTTCCTTATCTGTCTTTTCTTCCTTGATATTAAGCCTGTATCTATCTCCATCTTTAATAATATCATTTAGCCTTAGTTTAAGTATATCCCCTATTCTTAGACCTAAGTTAGCTTGTAGCACTAAAGCAGTTGCTATTCTATTATTAGGCCTAAATATCTTTCCTTCATATTCAAAGTTAGATTTTAATGTTTCTACTATCTTCTTATACTCTTCTGTAGTTAATGTTCTTGTTTTTTTATTAGCCATAACATCACCTCATAAAATTCTCATTGATGATATTATAGCAATAAGTTCGTATTTAGTAAATAGAAAGTTCGTATTTAATCAATATATTTTATTTACCCTAGTAATATAGTCAAAGTTCGTAAAACATATCTTATACGTACTTTTATTTTTTAAGTAAATCTTGTATTTCTTCCTTACTCAATCCACTTAAATCAACCTTGTTTTCTCCAGTAGTTACTATCTCTTGTTTATCTGCCCAATTCCAGTTGTTCTTCATATTAAAGATAATTCCTGTTACATTGGTCTTTCTGAATAGTTGTTCTTCTGCATAACCTTCTATCCTTTGCTTAGCTTTTTTTATAGTGTCAACTAACCTTTTATTATCTTCTTCACTTAACTCTTTAAAATATCTTTCTTCTGTCTGCCAATTCAATAAAGTCTGTCTATCAGTATCTAAGTGTAAAGCTAATCCACTAACTGTATAAGGTCTTTCTTCTCTATCGCATTTATCAAAGTATTCATCTATTAGCTTATTAAGTACATTTATATCTTTATATTTCATTGGTCTTCCACCTAAATTCTTATACATAATTCCTCCTTAATAAAAGGTTTCATTTTGAGGGTATAATTACATGTTATATATATAATATATAGGTTGTAGTTATCTATCTAAAATGACACCCTTTTGATATTCATTTATTAATTTTTTAGTGTAATCAAATATCTCGTTTCGATTAACTTTGTACTTCTTAATCTTAAAGCAGTATTTATTTTCTATCATACTTATTATCACTGCTATATCTCCTGAAGTTAATTGCAGCTCTGTAAGAGTTATTTCACCTTTTATGTACTTTCTTCTTAGTTCTTCAAAAGCATTTAAATAAGCTTTATTTCTCCAGAATGATTTAAACTCTTCTTTACTTATCTCTATTATTTCATCTTTAAGTCTATCTACTTTAAAATAGTAAAATCCATCTTTAGATAATATTCTTTTGTCTTGTAGTGTATTATCCCATTTAATTACTGTCTTTTCAGCTACCTTAGATTCTTCTGCTATTTGTTTTATAGTTCTTGGTTCCTCTATAGTTCTTATATTAAAATAACTTATAAACTTATCTGTTCTATTGGTATTATATATATTATTAAGTTCTTTCTTTATCTGTTTGTTGCTTTCTTTTATGAGATAAATATATTTGTTTCCTTCTTTGTATTTATCTATTAGTTCATATCCTGCTTTATTTAATCTGTATTCAAGCTTATTTCTTCTCTCTATTAACTTTAGTGCATTTAAACTTATATTTAATATTTGTTTAAGTTTTTTTCTGTCGCACTTCATTTTCTCTTTTGTTCCTCATACATTCTTCTACATCTTGGTAAGGTAATAAAGATAGTTCGATTTCTTCACATACTTTACTATCACACATTGGTTTATGAAATAGACATGCACATTTTAGATCTTGTCCTTCCCATTTACTTAAGAATACATAATCTTTCTTTTTAACTTTTCCCACCTTTATCACCTCCTTGCATAATAAAAAGCACCTAACATTTCTGCTAAGTGCTTTCTCTGTTATATAATTCTCTATAATACTATTATAAGTTATTTCTATCCCTTTATGTTGCAACTATTCTGCAATTTTTCTGCATATATTCGTAATATTCTCTTCAAACTCTCTACGCTAGATACTTCTCCATTTTCTTTATAGCATCTTCTTCTGTATATTTTAATGCTCTATATGATTTATGGTACTTTTCTTCTAATCTCCACCACTTCTCATTTTCTATATGAATTGTTTTAACCACATCATATTCATCTTCTGTTAATACAGTTAAAGCATTATCTATCCTTGCTATCTCTCTTTCCTTAGCTGCTCTTATTCTTAATAGCTTGTCTTTTTCTTTACTATGCTGCTCTGCTTGAATTTCTACACTAGAAGTTATCTTATATGTCTTTCCTGTCCTCTCTCCACTTGGTTGTGCTGATACTCCTAACATATCTTCTTCTAGTTCTTGTATCTTTATATCTATATCTACTATATCTGCTTTTAATTCTTTATATTTCTTTATTCTCTTTACTGTATTCTTCATTTAAGCCTCCTTAAACTCTCCATTAATGGCTCTTATTTCTCTTCCATCTATGTTTAATATTAATATACCATTTATACATTTAAGCTTGTCTTGGTCTATTCTAGTGTTAATACATATATGTCCTGAGTTATTCCATCTACAAGTTACTTTACTACACATATTTCCTCCTTTTTCTGAAATGCGAAATTACTCTTTATCTAAAATCCAATTTAGTAATAATATTTGTCCATATAAAACATCATATTGAGTTGGTGTGTTATCTTCATAATTGAACTGGTTTATTCTATTTTCTAACATTCTCTCTAACTCTTCCTCGCTTTTCATTTAACACCCTCCATTAGTGCGTAATAGTTACACCATTGCATAAAGCGTATTGTATTTGAATTGTTCACTAATACATATCTCTTTTTACACTTTTCAATGTTTCCATTAAATCTTCATCATCTGTTTGTAAATATTCACAAGGCTCATCAGAACCAAAACATCCTACCTCGCTAACTAAATAATTAAAACATTTTTTACATTGATTACATATCATAAGTTACCTCCTATTTAATGCGTAATAATAACAAAATTTATCTTTACATTATCATCTATCTTAGCAACTCTGTATCATATATTGAATAATCACATCTGTAGATAAATAAATATTTACCATCAATCATAATTCCTGTTGACTTGTCTACTCCAGTTGCAAAATAACTTACTTCATCACCTGCAAATGTCGCAAGTGGCTTTCCACTTTGAGATCTTATCAACACTACTTTGCTTCTACCAGTTGTGATATTATCCCAACTATTAACCATTTTATTTAAAAATGGGATAGATCTATCAAAGTTTTTTACATCTACTGTTTTTGCAAAAGTCTCAAATTGATTTTCTAAACCTTTTTCATGCATTATTAAACTACTGCCTACATGTACCATTTCATTTCCTCCAACTGTTACATTTAAAACAGATGAATCTGACTTTTCTGTATCAAACTTAGTTTCTCTAGAAACATCTATTGATGTACCCTCAATCTGATCTATTATATTACTTTCTTCATCATAGGTCTGTATTATAGCATCTCTTCCTTTCATAGCAGATTTAAGATTTCCTAAATCATTTTCTAGTAAGGCACATCCTCTAGTTACTATTGATATAATTAAAATTAAACTGATAACACTTATAACTTTTATTTTTTTCATTACTTTTAATTCCTCTCTTTTACTCTTAATAGTTTTATAATCTTGTTTTATTCCATTTTTTAAAATCTAAAGCTTTCTCAAAACTCCATCTTGCAATCTTATTATTCATATAAGAATACCAACCTCTACTATTTCTTTGAATACTGATATTTTCAAATTCTTTCTTTTTAGAGTCATCTTTAGCTATTTGTAAAGCTACTTTTTGAAACTTATTCATCTCCTATCTCCCTTAGTAGCTCCATATATAAATAACCAATAAAGTATCACTATTATTAACCATATAACTACCATTCTCATAACTACTCCTTTAACCTTCTATCTAATCTATTTATTTTCTTATTTACCCACTCTTCTATTTTCTTATTGTCATACATTAACTCCAGTTGCCATAGCATTATCTTCACATCTGCTATTTCTTCCTCTACATTATGCTTTAACCCTCTCCTATCTTTTGATAGTGCTTGTTGTAATTCTGCTAGTTCTTCCATTGCTATTAATTTTTGATTTTCCTCTCCATACTTATTAATAGCTTTATAGATAACTGCATTTATTCTGTCCTTACCTCTTAAAATTATAGGTGCTCTCTTATGTCTACCTCTATTGCTTTTCCCTAATATTTTTTCATCTTCTATATTCTGTTTTTCTATTAACCACATGGTGCCTAATTTATTTTTATCTATCTTATAGTTTAGTGATAATTTTCTTATAGCTTCTGTCTTTACTGTTCCGTCAGATATATATTTTCTTATCTCTTCTTTTAGTGTTGTCATCATATCCTCCTTTTAGGGGAGAAACCTCCCCACTATTTTAAAATGGCATCATACTATCATCTTCTGGTGTAATATCATCATAGAAATTATCTTGTTTATCCTGTGATGATCCAGCTTGGTTTTCATTCTTATTACTTGCTATAAACTCGAAACTATCCAATATTACATCAGAGGTATATCTCTTAGTTCCATCTTTAGCATCATAGCTTCCTGTTCTTATACTTCCTGTAATAGCTATTGGTTTCCCTTTAGTGAAATACTGTGCTATTGTTTCTCCTGTCTTTCCAAATGCTATACAGTTGATAAAATCTGTCTCGTCCTTTTTGAAAGGTCTTGTTACTGCTAAACCAAATTTACATACTGCAGTACCACTTCCTGCTGCAAAGTTTAATTCTGGATCCTTAGTTAATCTTCCGATAAGTATTACTTTATTCATTATCTTCTTCCTCCTCTATGTTTATAAACTCTAATGTATTGTCCTCTTTAAAATCTACTTGATATGTTGTTTCCATTAATTACACTCCTCTTTATTACTTTCTATAAATCTCTTTACTAATGGTAATTCCTTTTTACCTATCCACTTTAACCATTGCCCACAATCTCCACACATTAAAGCCTTTTGATTGCCTCTATCATCTATAAAAACATCTATGCTCCCACATTTTTCACAAACATAGCTCTTCACTTATCAACTTCCTCCAATTCAAATTCAACTCTCTCTATTTCCTGTGTCCATCTTTTAATTACTGTAAGTTCTACTACTTGGCTATCATCATGGAAGGCTATATCATTAAGGCTATCTAACACTATTTTTGCTATGTTATCTATATCTGGTTTCTTTGTAGGTTGCTCTTGTCCTTCTAAAATACCCTCTATACGCTTTTTACTGTAAGACTTGGGTATTTTATAGTAAGCTATTATTCTCGCTCTTATAGGTCCTTCTAGATACTCTCCACATTGGTTCTGATAACATATCCTAACCCAGTTTTCATAGTGTACTGTTTCAGTTGTTGTTACTGCATGACCATTGAAAAATCTTGGTCTAGCCTTTCCTTTAATCTTCCCTTCTACTATTACCACTTAGTACCTCCTTATTTACCTTTATCCATTCCTTACCTTGCTTAAGCTCCATATCTACCCAACCTTTAGCAAGTAAGTCAGCCTTCCTAAAACTTTCTCTATAACTAGCATCATTTTTAGTAAACAGTACTGTTATTAAGTGTTTATTTATGTGATATACTTTTCCGTACCTTTCCCTAAATCCCATTGTCATAAAGTAACTATCCTTCACTATTACTTTAACCTTATCTCCTACCCTCATTACCCTTCTTCCTTTCAGCAATTCTCTCATATACTCTTGCTATTTTTACTCCTATTTCAGTAAGTTCTCTATCATTTTTCTTTAAATTCTTTGTGTTCATAATTAATAATTGTGCTCTAGTAACTAACATAAAATTTTCAATATCCAGATTAAGCTTATTTCCATCTGCAAATATAATTGCATGTCCTCTTGGAAGTGGTCCATTTTCTTTTTCCCAAATTACTCTATGTTTTAATTCCCATTTATTAGGATCACTTATCTTTATCTGAATATATCCATCTTTGGTTATCCTCTCACTTCCTATTGGCTTATAATTAGTTGGTGGTTGTCCTTTGTAAAATGATGTTTTATTAGGTCCCATATAACCTTTTTTATCCTTATTCCAAGGTACAATACCTTTTTCAAACCTTCCATTTAATCCAGTATTTAAACCATATCTACCTATTGCTCCTTTAATTTGATTTATAGTAAAATCAAAATTAAATTTTTCAGTCATCATTTCTTTTAATTCTGCATATCCTCTACCTTCTACTATCTCTTTTAAATACTCTTTCTCTTCTTCATTCCACATATGGAGTGATGTGTTTTTCGTTCCAGTAGGTCTACCCATAATTAATCCTCTAACATCTTAGGAATAGTCACATTACTTCTTCCTAAAGTTTCACTTTGTAATTTCTTAGCATCTAAAACTGTATTAGCATTATCTATTATCTTACTTGCTATATCTGTAACTGCTTTTGCTCTCATTATTTCTTCTTTAAGGTTATCTCCCTTTAATTCTTCATCATTTAATCTTTCTAATTGTTCAAACAAATGATTATTCAAATCTCCTAATGTATTTTTCACCTTATATTCCCCCTATAATTATTATTTGACTATCATATGAGAACAGAAGCATAGAGCCGTTACTGGATTTACTCCTATTCTCTTTTATTTTTCTTTTACTTAAAGTTCTTTCGCCTATGATACTTCATTCTTAATCCAAACTCTTTGTCATTATTTCCATTCCATTTATTGCATTGATAATTGAAACCGTCATAATAAAAATATCTAACTGCATATTTCATGCATTTTTTATTAATACATTCTTCACCATATTCTGGTGGGTCATAATAACTTCCGTAATTGTATTCTCTTAATCTAGTTTTACAAAATGGACAGACCTTCATAATCTCCTCCTAACTATTCTTTAACTCTACCCTTAACCATGTCAGCTTACTTCTTAACACTTCTATATCTAGCCTTAAATTCTCTATAGCACTTATACAAGTATAATAATCACTTTCTGCTATATCTCTTTTAAGTCTTAATTCTGCTACTTCCTTATTTCCTCTAACTAAATCATTAATTATTGTAGTAGGTTCTTTCTCTAGCCTTAAATCTAATATTTCTTTTCTTACTGCTACTCTATAATTTCTTTCTGCTTCTGCTTTCTTTATAGCTAAGGTCTTCAACTGTGTATTTCCTCTAGTTAATGCTTGTCTAGTCATTTCCATTTGTTCTATTATCTGATTAGGATTCATTATTCTCTCCTTTTTCCGTTCATACACCTTAGTATTACATCATCCCTGGAATAACCTTCTTTATATCTTTTAAGTGTTTTTAAAAGCCTGTAAGTAGCGTTATCCGATATTACCAAGACTTGACTTATCTCTTCCTCTGTTAGATATTCTTTTGCAAATAAAATTTCCAACTTATTCTGAAACTCTAGTTTTAATTTATTATTAAGTGCTGCTCCTTTACTTCCATGTGGTCCAAATGTTCCTCTATGGTGGTCTATACATAAATCTATCAAGTTTAACTTACAATGCTCCAAAGCCTTAACTTCACTTCTGAACATTATATGGTGAGTTTCTGCATAGTTTGTACCACATATATTGCAGCACTTCATTACTTATCCTCCAGTAATTTATTATTTGTTATCCCTAACATCACTTGTTTAATGCTCTCTGGTAACAAATTATTCTCTTTTTCTCTTTGTTGAATTATATCTATTTGCTTTAAGAATTGTCCTTTAGTAACTGTAGATATAGTTGTAATATCTGTCATAGCTAATTCTTTTACTTGTGCTACATTATTCCCAAAGAACTTTTTAACTACTTCACTATACTTATCAAAATCTTCTTGTGTCATATAAGTTCCCTTGGTTATCATCTTAAAAGCTTCATTCCAATACTCTATAGGAGTTTTCTTTTCATTTTGTGGTGTTACTAGCTCTAAAGCTGATGTTCTTATATCATGTATTGTAGGAGGATAAGAAGAACTTATTATATTCTTCTTAACTGCTGCCATTACCAAATTACAATCCAAATCCTCTAAACATTCAAACCAAGTTCTTAATACTATTTTCTTTTTATCTGGATCCTCTAACTGTCTAGAAATGCTTTGATAGTTACTACCAAGTATCGTCATTATTTGAACCAACTCCGTTTTGTTCATCATATATCCTCGCTTCCTCATATAATTCCCTCATGCTATCTCCAAAGCTGCTCTTTTTATTCCCCGTTTCTTTAAATCCGAATATTCCCTTCCAAGAGTTCATAATACTTTGATTCAATATTTCTATCTTTATTTCATCATTAGAAGATAATTTATCAAGTTTATTTAACATCAACTTAAGAGCATTACTAGTTAATGGTGCTTTAATTGTTTTTCTCATTTTTATAAATTCATAAATTGTATTACTTAGTTTTAAATCATCAGTATAATCAGAAATAATTAAATCAAACTCTGACTTTCCTTTTTCTTTTTTATTATTAATTGTATTATTCTTATCTATATTATTAATTGTATTATTATCTTTTAACTTTCCTTGGGTAGGGTCTTTAAGTTTTATTAAAGACCCCTCTTTAACTTTTGTTAAATACCCTCTATAAGAAATGTTAAGTACCCTCTTTAATATTTGTTTGCTACCCTCTTTATAAATTAAGGTTGATGTTATATACCCTTTATCAACTAAAGATTTAATTATTAAACTTACTCTAGTTGTACTTAATCCAAAGAAGTCGGCAAAATATTGATTACTAGCATAACAACCTTCTTCATTGTCCAGGCTGTCTATTTCTACTAAGAATACTTTTTCCTGTAATGTTAGGTCATTACTTAGCCATGTTTCTTTAGGGATCCATATGCCTTTAAAATCTCTCTCCATAATTCCTCCTATGGTTTCATTAAAAATGCTCTCTTTTTATTTGAAGTATTTTTAATAGATAGACCAATTATATTTTTGTTATCATCATAAGCTATCTTCTCCACTTGAAACTTATCACTACAAGCCTTTCTACCTTTTATATCTTTGATATTACAGTCTGCTGCATTAACCCAAATGAAAGGTGATGTATAAAGTTCTCTACCTATTCCCCAGTTAAAACATGCTCTCTTAAAACTATCACTAGCTTGTCCTTTTTCTTTTTCTGTATTACTTTCTGTTCCTGTATCTTCTTTAGATACCCATTGTTTCTTTTCTTCATCCCAAAGACTTACTATGCAATTAGCATTATCTCTTGTATGTTCTCTTCTCCAGTTCATAGGTCCAACTGTTTCATCTAGTATATTCATATCGCAACGAGCATCTTTATAAAGTAGCAATATACATCCTTTTTCAGTAACACTTTGTACCCTTACATCTATTTCAGTTTCTTTAAGTGGTCTAAAAACTAATTTATCCATACTACCTCCTACTTAAAAGTATCATCACATTCTTTACAGTAATAAAACCAATCTCTCTCGCCTACAAATATTCCCCAATTATCAATTCCTATATCTTCACACCCACAAGAAGGACATTTTTTATTCTCTATTTCCTTTAAGAGTTTTTCCTTATACTCATTCATTCCCTTACCTCCTAAAATGGAAACTCTGGAAGGTATTTAATAAGTTCCTCGCTCATATATCCAGTTTTAAATTTATATCCTTCTCCATAAGGAACTGCATATTCAACTTCCCAAAGTCCATTCTCTAATTTATTTTTAAGTGTTATAACTAATCCATATATCTCATAGTGTTCTTTCATAAAATCACCTATCTAATTCTTAAACTTTCTGTAGCTTCAAGTTTAACTCCTGGTATCTCTAATCCATTCTTTAAGTCCTCTTTAATCTCTTTCTTGTCTACTTTCTCAACCACTTCCAAATATTTTTTAGGAATAGTGTTCACATCATCTATAACCACGCTTGGAGCGTTCTTTTGTATCTTTAGAGTAAATAGTTTACCCTTAATCTCTTGCTTTCCTATAGTTTTTAATGAGCTTTCTAAATACCCTTTTAAACTTATAACTTTATTCTCTAAAGTCTTTCTTCTAGTTGATAATCTATCTTCTTCATCTTTGTATGCTTTAACTTCTGCTTCTACTGATCTAATTAGTTTAACTATATTCTCTGCTTTATCCTCAAAGGTTCCTTCTACTTCTTCTAAAGCATTTTCTATTATTTCTTTAGGTACTTCTGGATTATCTAATAGGTCCAGTAAGTTTAAATAATTTTGAGTTAATTCATATAGTTTCATTCCTTGTCCTCCTCAGTATCAAAATATATATTGTCGTCCGTATTGTCATATCTAATGTTTGATATATACCATTCTTGATTTTCAGCATCATATATCTTAAAGCCTTCTTCATTGAGTATGTTTATAATGCTTACTAGAATTCTTAATAGTACTTTAAATGCTTTCATATATCCTCCTCATTGAATAAATCTGTTTTCGGTGATATAATGTCATTGAATGTTTTGTTGTGCTCATAACTCTTACTTTGGTCGGTGGAGTAATGAGCTTTTTCTTTATACATTTCTTTAGCTTTCCTTAGTGCTGCATTGAACTCTAATCCTTCTAAAGTTAATCTCTTAGTTTCTTCTGCTATTTCTAAATACAATCTTAAATTCTTACTCATATACCCTCCTTAAAAAGCTAGTATAGGTTTATTAATTTCATCTTTCAGAATTTTTCTAGTATGTCTTTTTATATCTGGTCTTGGCATTTTCCCTCTTATTTGTAGCCTATAAACTTTATTAGCAACTGTAGCTTCTGTTCTTCCTAATGCTAAACTCATTTCTTCCATTCCAATAATGTCATACCACTTTATTAAGTACTCAATTTCTTCTTCATCCCAAAATGTTCCTTGCCTATCATGGAGTTCTGGATTGTATTTAATCCTTCCTTGATTGTCATACTCTATCATCTTCTAAAACTTACCTCCTTCCTGGTCCTTATGTGATAAAATGTGTAGTGATCATACCCTTTATTGACAATTAAAAATTCTTTAGGATTTAATCCATATTCTCTTAAGAATATCCTCTGCTCAACATTAGGGTATCTATAATTTTCCATACATATACCTCCTAAGCTTGTCTATCTTCTTAGTGAAGTAAGCACTATCTTTTGTATGAAGTCTTATAATACCAATTACAACTGTTACAAATAGAAACCCTATTAGTAATTCATAACTTATTTTAAGTAAGCTTAGAAAGTAGATTTTACTAACATATATCAAGTACATAATTACCTCCTATCTTAGCTTATCTATAAGCTCTTTAGCTTTAGCAAATTCTTTTAAGCATTTATCACATATATTTAAACCTAATACAGTAGTTGTATCTGCTATTCTTCCACAACAATAGCAACCAGGTTGATATTTCTTAAGTATTATTAACTCTCCTTCTGTATAAATCTCTAATGCTTGTCCTTCCATAAAGTCCATTGTCTTTCTTAGTTCTACAGGAAGTACTATTCTTCCTAACTGATCTAAATTTCTAATAACTCCAATACTTTTCATTTAAATATCCTCCTTAATAATTAGTTCTAATTCCCAACTTAAATAATTCATCACTAGCTGATTCCCAACAAGATTTTATAAAATCAACTTTATCTTCTAATGTTGGTTTTCTCTCTATGCCATTTTCTTTTATTGATGCTATTTCACTTTCCAAATATTCTGTAAACTCCTGAAGTATTTTTTCTACCTTTTCTTTATCCATAATTCCCTCCTACATTCTTAACTGAGCATTACATCCAGCTATCATTAACTCCAGCTCTCTATTAGGTTTCCAATCAACGATAACTTTTCTAGCAAAATCAAAATCCTTTATTGCAGTATCTTTATAAGAAGCAACTCCTACTATTCTTTTGAAATCATTCCAGCATTGTCTAAATGCTTTCTTACTAAGTTCTTTATAAGCTGGACTATCTTTCCCACCTAATACTGCCATTACTTTTTTATTAACTAGATCACATAGAACTTTTTGATTTCCAGTTTCTATTGTCATTCTATTTTCTAAATTAGTTACTCTATTATCTAATTCTTCTGTATAAGTGAATTGAAGTTTTAACATTTCTTTAGCTGATAACTCTTTAACTTGTCCCTTTAATGCAGTTTCCATTTTATTAAAAGCTTCTATATATTTAAGTTTCCAAGTTAATGCCTTTGCTCCTGTAAATCCCATTACTAAAAGTGAAAATCCATCTCTTGTTATTAAATACTCTTTATACTCTTTTCCAGTACCAGCTTTATAACTACTTTCTATAAACATAGTCATAACGGATTTTTCCGTTTTGATTAATTCCTCTATTTTTTCTAATACATCTGCATGTCTTTTTTTAAAGTCCTCTGAAACTTGTCTACTAGTTACTACTAATTGTCCTTCTTGATTTAAAATATTTATTATTTTATTCATATAGCTTGTCCTCCTTTATAACTCTCTTTTTTCTAAAGATACTTTATCTATCCACATTTTTAACATTTCGTAGTTGATAAGTACCTTTCTTCCAACTCTGAAATAAGGAAAATCAGTATTAGAATGTATTAATTCTTCTAACTTGCATCTTCCTATACCTGTTATTTTTACTGCTTCAGCTACAGTTAAAGTCATTTTTTCCATTTCCCCCATCCCTTCTATCATTTATACATCTCTTCTGGAATTAAATCATTAGGTGTAATTCCTAATGCTCTACATAAACTGCACACAACATATATAGTTGTATTAGCGTGTGAATTAGATTCAATATCGGATATTGTATTTCTACTTATATTGCTTTTATCTGCTAATTCTTGTTGTGTCATTTTTCTCTCTAGCCTTAGTGTTTTTAAATTTTTAGCTATTAATTTCATATTGAACAACTCCTTTAAAGTTATCCCTTCCCCACTAAGTTATCACTATGCTAACTTCTTGTTTAAAAAAAATCTCATCAGCTGTTAACTTAAGACCTTTATCGTTAAAGAAATTCAATATTTCCAACATTTGTTTTTGAGTAAAATAAGACTTCCCATTTTCTTTTAAATTATAAGAAGTTAAGCCTATTCCTACTACTTTAGCCATTTCAGATTGTGAAATATTTAAAGCTCTTCTATATGCACCAAGATTTTTATTCATAAAATCACCTCCTTGTGAATATACTATAAGTTATCATTTAGTTAACTTATGATTTAATTATAGTATTCATTTTGATAACTGTCAACACTTTTTCTTAAAAAAGTATTCATTTTGTTAACATATATTTTTAAGTTGTGAATATAATTGTATAATACAGATTAGAGGAGGTTATCATATGGAAAACATTGTAGGAAAAAGAATAAGAACTCTTAGAAATGAATTAGGATTAACAGGTGACGAGTTCGGTGAGAAAATAAATGTTACTAAAGTAGCTGTATCCAACTGGGAAAATGGAAATAGAACCCCTGATACTGACACACTTGTAAAGATAGCCGACTTATGTGACGCAAGTGTTGATTGGATACTAGGTAGAACAAATGAAAGAAAAGGTATTCTATATAATTATGATATTGATGGAAATGATGTTGTTTTTGAAGTTAGCAAAGATGTATACCCAAATGGTTTAACAAAAGAAGAAATAATAGAAAAACTAAAAATGCTGAAAAAGCTAGAAGATATGGGGATTGTTTTTCCATCTAAAGAGTAAGATAACTTACTCTTTTTTTATTTCTACATTCCGACATGTCGGCTATTAAAATTATTAATTTATGTGATAATAATAATATGTATTGCCAATATACTAAAAAAGGTTTATAATTTAACCAAACATACGTTCTTTTTTGTGAGGTGTTATATGGAAGAAATAGAAAAATTAGTGGGTATATATAAAATAACAATTAATTCAACTGTTTACGACCTTACTTTTTTAAATGGCAATAAGGAGGGTGACATAGATGGCATTGAAAACAAATTGTACGAAAAATGGGAAAAACTATTATAGGGTAACAATTACAATAGGTAGAGATAGTGAAGGGAAAAGAATCAGAAAAGAATTTTATGGGTCAAGTAAAAAGGAAGCTGAGAATAAAAGGGATATATATTTAAATTCAATTAATAAAGGAATGGATGTTAATTACAATAAAAAAACTTTACTGTCTAGTATGGAACTATGGCTAAATGAAATTGTCAGAATTTCATGCAAGCCTTCTACTTATGATAGATACTATGGTATTTATAAAAATTATATAAATAAAAGTATATTAAGCAATAAAATTATAGCTGAAATCAAGCCATTAGATATTCAACTATTCTATAACAAATTACATTCGAGTGGAAAAACTAGTTCCACTATAAATACTATAAACAAAGTGCTCAAGAGTTTTTTCTCTTTTGCATTTAACCAAGGTTATATATTCAATAATCCTTGTGCTGGGAAAAAAGTTGTTATTCCAGGTGATCTAAATAAAGAAAAAAAAATTATAGAAATATTTAGTGATGAAGATATAAGGAAAATTATTCTTTGCGAAGAGAAAAGTTTAATTAAGTCATTAACCCTATTTTCTTTAGCAACTGGAATGAGACGTGGGGAGTGTTTAGGTTTAAAATGGAATGATATATATGATAATGAAATACACATAGAGCGAAGTTGCAAAACAGTAAAATTATCTGAAAATGGTAATGAGTTCTATAAACCTATTTTGCAGCTCCCTAAGACTGAAAAATCAAATAGAACAATTCCTTTACCTAATAGCCTAAAACCTCTCTTAAAGGAAATTAAAGCTATTCAATCGCAAAATAAATTATCGTGTGGTAGTAGTTATAATAATAATGATTTAATATTCTGTACTGAATTAGGAAACTTATTAGATGATAGTAATTTGTCTAGAAGTTTTAAAAGATTTTTAAATAGATGTAATGTAGATTATAAAAACTTTCACTCTCTTAGACATACTTATGCTACAAAACAATTTGAATTAGGTGTACCATTGAAAACTGTATCTTATTTGTTAGGTCATAGCGATATTTATATAACAGCTAATAGATACACTCATGTTCTTAAGCAACATAAAGAAAAAGCAATAGATTTTTTAAATATAATATAGGCTATATGCCTATATTTTTTTATCCCACCATATTCCCACCACTTTCCCACCAAAGTTTTAGATTGTTATAATAATTCATAAAAATATATAGTGCTGAAACTTATTAAAATAAAGACTTATAGAAATTATAATAAAATATAGTTTTGAAAAATCCGAATCCATCGGTCGGGGGTTCGAACCCCTCTAGGTGCACCAGAGTGTGCTATCTCACAATGTAAAATGTAAAATTAAAAAAGGAACTTCTTTCGAAGTTCCTAAAACTAGCTTTTTTAATGGCACAAATAATTAAATATTTTATATTTAAAAATTGGAGATATATCTATAACTCCAATTTTTAATTTATTCTATTATTTTTTAATTGATATATTCTTTCTTAGTATTGTATACAGATAGAGTTAATAAATATATTTTAAAATCAAAGCAGAAATTGCTTTTACTTCAACTATAGAACTATTTACTTCATATATCCCATTTTCATTAATATCATTATCATCTAAAATAACTGTAAATCTATTATGTTCTAAATTTATTTCAACTTCATGTTTATTACCGTTAAAAATTACTGCTATTTTACCCAAGGAATCATTAACATTATTTCCATATGCTACGTATCCCACAACGTTGCTTTCATTAAAATTTTTACCAAATCTCAAAAAATCAATATTTTCATTAATACTCTTAGCTGAATCCATTCTAAATATTTTATGATTTTTTCTTAATTGAATTAATTTTTTGTAATATTTAAAAACCTCTAAATATTTTTCCTTTCTTTTCCAACGAAATTTGTTTACATGATCAGGTGATATATAACTATTTTTAATTCTTATACCATGTTTATCTTTTTTACTTCTAAGAATCTCATCTCCTGAATGAAGAAATGGTATTCCCTGTGAAGTTAATAAAATAGCTCCTGCTAATTTATTCATTCTTATTCTTTCTTTTATTGTTGATATAGGCTCTACTAATGCTAACTTATCCCAAATTGTATAGTCATCATGAGCAGAAACATATGATATTACCTGATAAGGCTCATTAGCCCATGGATTTTTAGAGTATTTAAGCTTTTCATAAGATATGTCTTTATGATTAGTAGATGCAACTATACCAAATTTAATGGTTTCCTCAAAATCATTTCCTCCATTTATAAATCCACCTTTTTCTTTTTCAAAAACACTTCCCTTTATTGCATCTCTTATATCATCACTAAAAACTCCTATTTGCAAATTCTCAAAACAATTTACATTTTCTTTTAAAGATAATTTTTTATTATCCATAGGAGATGTATCCGCTTTCCATCCTTCTCCATATATTAATATATCATTTTTTAGTGCTAATCTAATTAACTTCATAGTTTCGATATCATAAAGCCCCATTAAGTCAAATCTAAACCCATCTATTTTATACTCTTCCGCCCAAAATCTTACAGAATCTAAAATAAATTTTCTTACCATAAATCTTTCTGTTGCTAATTCATTTCCACATCCTGATCCATTAGAGTAACTTCCATCTTTTTTAGTTCTATAATAATACTTAGGCAATATTTTATTAAAATTAGAATTTTCAGTATCAGCAGTATGATTATACACTACGTCCATAACAACTTTGAATCCTAATTCATGAAGATTCATTATTAATTCTTTTAATTCTCTTATCCTAACTTCACTATTATATGGATTTGTTGAATAAGATCCCTCTGGAACATTGTAGTTTAAAGGGTCATATCCCCAATTATATTCATTCTCATTAAAATACATTTCATTTAAATTTTTATAATCGAATATCGGTAGTAGTTGTATAACGTTTACTCCTAATTCTTTTAGATGATTTACTCCTGTTTTTATTTCACTTTCCAAATATGAGGTATCCTTATGAAATCCTTTGAACTTCCCTTTTATATCATTATGAACACCAGAGTTATCATCTATTGTAAAGTCTCTAACGTTTACTTCATATATAATTGCATCTAAAGGACTATCTAATTGGGGAATTTTGTGATTTTCCCATCCTAAAGGATTAGTCTCCCTCAAGTCTATTACCATTCCTCTATTACCATTAACCCCTACTGCTTTTGCATATGGATCTACTACTTCATATTCTGTTTCTTCTCTTTTTATAATATAATTATAAAACTCTCCATTTAAGTCTCCAAGAATTTCTATTTCCCATATACCATTCTCTTTATATTCCATGCTCTCAACTTTATCAGGAGCTATATTATACCTATATCCATCATTACCAAAAAATATTATTTTCACCGAATCTGCTAAAGGTGCCCAAAGCTTAAAAATAGTTTTTTCTTTACTATAAATTGCTCCTAATTTCCCATCATATTTATACAATTCATCAAAATCTTCTACTGAATATTTTTCAAACAGCTTGACCATATAATCACCTCCTTAAAGCTATTATATTATAAAATTTTTTATTTTTATATCTTTTCTCTATGTTTTGTTTAAAATACAAAATACATAAATACTTTTTTGTTATTTTATAAAAAATAAAAAAGCTTACGATAATTCGTAAGCTTTTTTTGGAGCGGGTGATGAGAATCGAACTCACGTAACTTGCTTGGAAGGCAAGGGCTCTACCATTGAGCTACACCCGCGTATTATGGAGCGAAAGACGGGACTCGAACCCGCAACATTCACCTTGGCAAGGTGACGCTCTACCATTGAGCCACTTCCGCTTATTTTTGTGATTTTAAAATATATATGGTGCAGATGAAGGGAGTCGAACCCCCACGCCAATGGCGCTAGATCCTAAGTCTAGTGCGTCTGCCAATTCCGCCACATCTGCATATATATTTGGTGGCTTACCCGGGAATCGAACCCGGTACACCTTGATTAAAAGTCAAGTGCTCTACCGAATGAGCTAGTAAACCACATGGCTGGGATAGCAGGATTCGAACCTACGAATACCGCAGTCAAAGTGCGGTGCCTTACCGCTTGGCGATATCCCAGTATTTAATGGGGTGAACGATGGGACTCGAACCCACGACAACCAGTGCCACAAACTGGCGCTCTACCAACTGAACTACGTTCACCATTAATGGTGCGTTATCAGGGGATCGAACCCGGGACACCCTGATTAAGAGTCAGGTGCTCTACCAACTGAGCTAATAACGCATAACTGGTGCGTGTTAAGAGATTCGAACTCCTGGCCCACGCCTTAGAAGGGCGTTGCTCTATCCAGCTGAGCTAAACACGCATCTTTTCCACGAAAAATATAATAAC